AGATAATTCTAACTATGACGCTTACTCTGGTTCCGCACCAAGTTCGAGAGCTTAATTATGGCAGGGATACAAGTACCTAAAGTTGAAAGATTTCGATCTCAACCAATGGACAGCATCGTAGATTTCTATCGTAGTCTTCTTAACTTGAATTCTTTTACTGATATCTTCCTGTTTAGATGTGTCGATATATTTATAATATTTTGAATAAAGTGCTTCAGCTAAGTCAGGTCGAGGTGTCCCACCATTACCATTATTCAAATTATTAATTGCAGAAATTAAACCATCACTTGTAGCCTTTGCTATTTGCAAATTTATACCATTAGTCGCAACTTGATTACCGTTCTCATCTCTAGTAACAGCTCCAAATTTCTCACCATGTGATTTATATAAATTACCAATTCTACCAATAAGTGCATCGACAGCTTGGAATGATTTTTCATCTTTTGGGTCAATATAAGAACTAGCTGTCATGAAATCTTGAGCTGTCATTTTAACAGCATCTTCAGTTACTTGCTTATCATAATCAAAATATTGACCAGAGTAAGCTGTGTTACTTTTCATTGAGTAATTGGTATACACATCGGCTAGAGCAGCTTTTACAGAAGCTTTAGCACTCTCTGATAAATTAGGATTCTCATTTAAAATCTCTTCATACTTACTGTTCATTTTTTCAGTGAACTGACCGTAAGTATGAGTAGGATCACCTTGTTGAATTTTAGCATTATTAAGTTCTGCATTTAAATAAATATTATATTTATTAGCAGCAGCTTTAGATGCAGTATCGACAGCAGCTTTTTCTTGTTTTTGAAAATAATTTATTTGATCTTCAGCGATGTTACTCACTGCTTGCATTTGCAAATTGGCACCTTTGTTAACATCCGGAAGGTTAACTCTTGTATCAACAACACTGTCCATTGGTTGAGGTTGAAATCTTTCAACTTTAGGTACTTGTATCCCTGCCATAATTAAGCTCTCGATCTTGGTGCGTAACCATAGTAAGCGTCATAGTTAGAATTATCTGCTCCACCTTTTAAAGGTTCTTCAAATTTAATAGGAGCTTCTTCATACCCTGTAGTTTTCGGCATGCTCTGAACTCCTTTAGCAGCAGTTCCAGCAGCTCCCAATATAGCTGAGTTTCTCACATTCGTAGCATAAGTATCAGCGGCTAAAGAGTTTAATCTACTTTGAGTTCTCATATTAATTCCTTGGTTTTTAATACCTAAGGCTTTCATGTGAGCTTGATTTTGAATATCTATTTTATTTAAATTTGCATTAACTGTACTCTCTTCTTGAATATCCTTTGCAGTACCGAAGTTAGGATCAATATCATTAGCAGTGTAACCAACTGTCTGAGCTGATAAAGTTTGATCGATTACTGTTTGATAACGAGCGAGTTGAGTTTCACCATCTGCTTCAGCTAAGAAAGCGTCGAGCTCATTTTGTTCAAGATTAAACTCGTCCATCTTCTTTTGTAACTCTGCTTGCTTTTGGATATTATTAGCTTGTTGGATACCTGATAATAACTGTAAACCAGCTATCGCTGCGTATTGCCATGCCATTGAATAACCCCTCCATTATCGTTTATATTCGACTTGAATATCAGGGATTATGGAAAGGATTTCCAAAGGTAGAGGATCAACTTGTCTGATAGCTATTCGCCCTTTAGATTCCCAACTTCCCTCGATAACAATGTCTTCTCGTTTAGTATAGGGAGCTAGAGCTAGAGGTGCAACATTTACATCACCGTCGATCTCTTCTTCCTTCTCAAACTGAGTCATTCCTTCATTCGTATCATCGTCACCGAACTTTTGTCCAACCCAAAATCCTCTAGATTTGTGAAGACCGATTTGAACTTTATTACAAAGGATAGATTCTAAAAGGGTAGGTTTCTGTTCGACAGTTTCAATATCAAGAGTCTCAACATCAACAACAAAAGGAAGTCCTACGTGAATTACAGCTCCTCTTAAACTATTTTGAAGAGTTATTTGTCCACTTGCTACAGTATAAACATCATGATCGTCTTGTAAATTATTTGGTGAACCTTCAATAAATCCATCAACCATTACTGAAACGTCTTTACCTTCTAAATGATCAAGACCTGTTACTACATTTGTTGTCTTGTAAAGTGACGTAAACTCAGTCATATCTCTAGGATAGTCGTAGGCAGGTTGAACGATAACTTCAGTAACTGAAACGTATTGAGTTACTTCTAAATCACAACCAGCACCATCGGGTGCAAAAATTCTAAAGATTGTTCCAACTGCACCTAGGTCTGTAGCATTGCTGAAAGTTGATGCAGAAGCTGTTAATCTTATTTCACCTTCCCAGTCATCGTGAACAACAGGGGAAGCTGTGAAGGTAGAGGATAAAATAGTTTTAAACGTAACAGTTCCGTCCATACAGATAAAATCTTTAATATCACTTACATGTCTATCTGAAAGATATTCCATCGACCTAGAGCCATCTCGATTGATTGAGAAGTATACTCTCTTGGTTCCGTCTGTACCTTTAAAACTTGTGACACTTTCGAATAATCCATCTGCATCTGCTCTTGACCATGCACGAACCAATTGCTCATTTTGCCAAGTCAGAACTATAAGGGAGCCATCATCCATAACGCACCATACAAGAGATAGTTTTCCATCTTGGAAAGCCCATGAAACAATTCGTTTCCCATCCAAAAGATGTGAACTGTAAATTGAAATCTCTGCACCTACGAAAGAAGCTTGGTCATCTGAATAACCAATAGCTATCACTGAGTTGGTTTCTTTTTCTACAAAGAGAACTGATCCAGGTACTTTCAAGGGTGGTAAAATTTCATCGATTACATAGTTAGCACGATGAATCATGTAAGCTGTGTCAGGGGTTAAAGGTCCATTAGGAGTGGAATAGATTCCCTGATTTGTAAAGGCAACTAGTCCACCAATATCATCATATCTTAAAACTTTAGCTGTTCCTGAAGTACCTGCTTTTACAGCAAGTGCAGAGTCAGCTTCAAGTGGGTAATCTCTATAAAAATTCTCACGATAAAGAGGTCGAGATAAAAAAGTAGCTTCTTTATTTTGATCAGAAGTCCCACTCAATCCTAATCGCTGTTGATAAACCGTTATTGCCGTACCTCTGATATATCTTACTAAAGCTGAAGCTCTTGTATCTAAATCAAAATTTACCTGCATAGTAGGAGGTAGATTTGTAAAGTCAGCCGTTTGTCCAGCATCTCTGAAAGTGAAAGTTCTATCAGTATATGGAGCCGCTGCTGCATCTGAATAAGTATCAGTTGAACCTATGTATCCATAAGCTTGTCCGTCTTTTGGACGACGATAAACTCTCACTTCTTTTGCAAAATTTACTTGATGATCAAAGAGAGTCAGAACGACAGTGATCACATTATATTGTCCAGCTGCTACAGGTAAATTCCCAGCAAGGGCCACGTACATTTTAGGACACTCTTGTCCATTGATAACCCAAGTAATTATATATTCTACTGCGTAACCAGCAGGAGCGCCAGTAGCTGCTATACCTTGAGATTGACCAAAAGGTCCATCTGGTGCGAAGTGGACAAGACCATCAAGATATAAAAATCTCGTAGATAGGAAAGGGTCACCTGATACAAGTGAACCCAATACCATTTTCATTGGTCTAAAAGTCCCAGTATTTGCTGAGATGTAAACAAATTGGTTACTGTAAGCGAATTGAATATAAGGTAAAGAAGCATCGGTAAATGGATGAGCACCGTCTTCATAAGTTGCATTTAAAATATTATGAATACGAACGTAATACTCACCGAACTCAATAATATAACCACTATAAGGTGGTTCATATAAAATACATTTTTTAGGGGTTTTATCTATAGGAACTATGGTGTGAACACCTGATCCATTATCAGTAAAAGTTTTAACTGCACTCATCATTGCATTATCCAATGATGTTGCTAATTTTAAAGTGCTGGTTGTTGATCCTTCGATCACATAGTAAGTCGTAGCTAAAGCTAAACCAGCAGGTAAAGTTCCTGTAGTTGTCAATTGAACAGCTAGTCCAGTAACATAATTGTGAACTGTGGTCGTATCTAAAATTTCTGTAGTATGATCAGCTGTGAAAGTTTTATCTGTAAGCGTATAACTACGTTTAGTTGATCTATAAAAGATTGATCCAGGTCGAGATACCAATTTACCTGTTTTACTAACTACAGCATTTCTAAGAGTTTTAAGACCTGTCTTGTATTTTTCAAGAGTGGTTCTTTCGTGTAATTCAGGAGCTAATTCACCTGCACCAAAGGCAGCCTGTATTGCATAAGCCATTATGATGTCCTTGCTTCTACAAACTCCGAATCAACTGCTAGGTCATCAAAAGTTTCATTCTCCATTCGATCATGTTTCTGAGACTCTGATTTGAAAAATCCATAATCAGCCATGACAGACTTTTTAACATTCAAAGAACCTTTACCAACTATTAAACCAGAACATAAGAATGCCAATTTATAAGCAACTGCCAAACCTGCACTTGGATTCAAAGAATTTAAATTTAAATCTGAATGGATATATTCTGCGATAGCATTTGGTTCATTTGTGTAAATTACTTTTACACCATTTAAAGTACCTGTGAGTTTAGCTATACTTGTACCTCTATTATCTTTTCTATAACCTGAAACTATTCGTCTCAAGAAAACACATTTCGTAGGGTATTTATAAGCGTAGGTCCATTCACTGTTAGGTTCTTCTTCAATCAATTCTAAAGCTGATCGTTCTGAAGTAGAATCTAGATCAAGGTCTTGAAGAGTTTGGGCAAGGGCCACAGGATAATGTAAATTTAAAGCTTTACATTCTTTTGATTTATCTGAATCGGGGTCTGAAATTTGAGAGTTAAGGAGTAATGCCCCTAATGCCAAATTATATATTTGAACCTTAGTATACATTACTCCTCCAATATTTTAGATTTTTTTCATCCAATTTTTAGAGAATGATTTCTCATTTTCGATGAAAAACTTGTCACCTGGGTTTTTACGAGTATTATCGTACCAACCCTTTTCGATTGCCTCAACTGCAATTTTCTTAGAAGTAGGTTTAACTACTTCTTGAATCTCGTCAGCCTCGACTTTAGGAGCCACTTGAACAGCTCCTGGTTTTGGTATATTAGCAGCCACAAAATCCTCCTATTAGTTGTTATCAGCGTGAACAGCTTTAGGAAACGATTTGTACTTAGGAATTTCATCTTGAGGAAGAATCCAAGCATTAGCCGTTACAGTAGTTGCTCCACCTGAGATTGTGTCTCTGATACCAAGATAACGTCTAGTCTTTACACCTTGTGGTACTGGGATTTCATGTCTTGAACCAACAGTCAAAGCTGCTGCCAAAACAGTGATAGATCCTAATACTTCTACGTTAGTAGTTAAAGCAGCGTCATCCGCTTGGATAACTGCTAGAACGTGAGTTGAACCTGCACCAGCCGCTACCGTAGGAACAAAGTATCCTGCGATTCTGCGACCAATTGTAGGGTCAGCGTCTGCTAATAAAGTGTCGATTGAATCTTCACTTACAGCTGTTGCAGTGAACGCCTGCGCACTACACACTTCATTTAATACGTCTAAAATCATATTAACCCCTTGTTAAATTTTGAATAAAAAATTAAAGGGGAGATTAATCCCCTATTTTAAAATTAAGATACTACTGCTTCAGTGTTCAATAGAGCGTCAGTTACAACAACTTGACGACCTAAAAACATCATAACCATTTGACCTTGGTAGTTCTCGAAAGTTAATCCTCCACCAGCACCAACTTTTTCAAGAGCTTGCTCATGCAAGAATGAAGCAATTGTTGAGTTCATGTAAACGTAACCTTTTCCAGTTTTTACAGCAGCAGGAATTCTGTAATGTGCTCTTGTCATTAATTTTAACAAGTCAGCAGCAGAAACTCCACCAGCTTTTAAATCTGAAATGTCAATGTTACAAATTCTCGCACCAGCTCTGTAATCTTTAATTACTAAACCGTGGTCCATTTCAAATTGCTCTTCGTAACCTTGGTAAGTACCAGTACGTCCGTTAACGTCAGTTCCAAGAATTTGAACAATACCATGATCTTCTCTCTTCAATCCAGCAGTTGTACCTTTTGGATAAATTCCGAAGATTGTATTTTCTGACCAATCAACAAAAAGGATTGATGTGTTATCAGATCCAGCTCCACCAGCAGAAATTACCTGTTTAGAAGTAGGTTCTGAAGTTGATAATGTTGAGTAAACATCCATGAAACCAGCAACTTTAGAAGCATGATCAGTAGGAGATCCATAGATCATTAAGTCTGCATGTTCGATTGCCATTGCTTGAATGTGACCTTGAGATTGATTCCATCTATTGAAAGCAACTCTATCTTGACCACCACGAGAAGCTACCATTTTATCCATTTGAGATTTTGACTCAAAGTGAGCTGCTGTGAATGTTCTCTCTTCAATTTGAGTTTTTGAAGCAGGGATAGGTTGATTTGCTTTTCTGTAATACACTGTTGGTAAGTTAGAACGTAAAGACTCTTTATGAATTGTTCCTTCATTCATCTCCATGTAAGGGATGTGCTGAAGAATTGGATTAGACTGAAGAAGAACCTCAGCAACTTTTCCAATTTGTTTATCTTTACTTTTCGCTACATCTAATAACGTAACTAAACCTGAATCTAATGCTGCCATTTAAGCCTCCGTTTAAAAATTAATTAACTTTTATAATAACCATCTAAAAAATCATATTTACCAGTAGACTTTGTCTCGGAGGCTCCTGGGTCCCCTTGCACCAACTTCTCTGTCTCGTTGAATTTCTTGGCAAGGGATAAATAATCCTTCATAACACTAGGAGGCATCATACCATCCTTCTCTGTCAACAAGTTTTTTAAGCTAGGTAGAAAATCTGATACAAACTTACTAACCATTTTATTATTAGCATCGAATTTAGCTCCACCATAGTCTTTATCATTCTTCAATTCATTATACCAATTGGACTTTAGTTTAGCTGTTTCCAATTGAACTTGTTTGTCGTATTCAGCTTTGGCTTGTTGTTGCGCTGATAATTCATTTTTTCTAATTTCAACCAAATTATCACGGGCTTCTTTTGGTAAATTATGTTTTTCAAAATATTCACTGAAAGATTTTTTATCTGCTTCAGGTAATGTACCAAAGTCAGTAACAATTTTATTCTTGTCATCTGCTACTGGTGCTTCTTTTACAGGTTCAACAGGTGTCTCTTCTTTTGGTATTTCAATAGGAGCTTCGTATCCAGTCTTTAAGTCTGATTCCTGTTTCTGAACCTCTGCTGTAACTGGTTTACCTTCACCTGGGACTTCATTCGGTTTTGTTTCTGGTGTCTTTGCTGGTTCAATTTTATACCCGTAAGCATCGTAGGTATTCCCTTGCGTTTGAGTCGTCGTAGGGTCCGGCGTAACTGTCGTACTTTGGGGTGTGACTTGTGCATTAGAGCCTCCACCACCAGTGTCACCTGTTTTAACTTCTTCGTAAACTATACTAGACTTTTT